AATGAGTGGCGAACTAAAAACGGAAACCCTTATGATTGTATTGTGCCAAAGGTGAGAAACCTAAGACACCGCATTTTTCCTCCGAGCCATGGTGATGATAAAGCTATGGCAAGGCGTGGCAAATGGACTGGCTGCGATAGTCAGGTGGGTTCGATTCCCGCATGCCACATTTCACCCGTGAAGGTCTGTGACGAAGTAGCTACCGTCACTACGTCCCGATACGCCTACCATGACGATGAGTTAGCAGGGTGGAGTTGGCTGTTAGGAAGCATAGCGTTAAATACTATGTTTCAAGAGACATCCAAGGGGACGTATTTGGTAAAGCATATGGACGTCATATGTGTGGGTTCAATTCCCACCGTCCTCATTGTCCAGTTTAGCGACCGGACAAAGCTTGCGATGACCCCATCTGACACTGGGAGAGCGAGCAAATTAAAGGGCTATGATGGATGCGCGTATCCGAAAAATAATGCGAAAATGAGGAGAAGAGCTACATACGTCCATGTAGTAAGCGTGCTGATTGTACGCCTCAACCATCGTTGACATCGCTGTGGCGGAATAGGTAGACGCTTATACATAAGACTATGTACGACTCGGTGAGACACTATGTGTCCGTGGGAACCTGTTACAGGGGGGAAGTCAGGTAAGCTGCTACCCGTTGATAAGAAATCATAGTTATGTCGGGTGCAAATCCCGACCAGCGATATGTAAGGCTAGAGACTTTCTAGAAGTCAAAGCGGTCGACATTACCCAATACCGCATAGCAACCGTAGCTCAGATGGGAGAGCAGTGGCATAAGCCTATCGGTCGTGGGTTCGAACCCCACCGGTTGCGTTGCACGAGATGGCTGAGTGGTCTAAAACACAGCACCTGCCCTGAATGACGATTATGGAGGAATGCGGCCGCATTTAACTACGTCATTAACCGTTGGTTCGAATCCAACTCTCCTGCCTTAACCACCTCAATGTAGTATTCCAGTTCATACTGGAGTACTATTTTTTTGAGGTGATTAGCAATGAAACCAATTAACTTTAGCAAAAGCACGCCTACAGCTGAAGAACTATCAAATCGTATAAGCGTGTATAACAAGCGCGCAAGTGAGCTGCTGCAAAGGAATCGACCATTTACAAGAAAAGATTTGGCAGACATTCGTGAGTTAAGGAAAAGCCTTGATGAAGAATATCGTGAGTACAATCTAGTTAGAAACGATTTTCTTCATAGTGGACCGGGAACATATTACAAATATTATAAATGGGTTCAAGATACTGTCCAGTATACGTCGGGAAGATTGACTAGTAGTTCGGCGAGTAGTTTCTTGTCCGATGTGAAGTCCGCTACGATATATTGGAAAGCGAGGAGTTAACTTTGTCTCAAAAGAAGAATGACGTTCTTTTTAACGACTTATTGCTATGTGATAATAAGCAGCAGGCACAAATATACCAAGAACAATGTCCCGAGATGCAGTGCCGTTCTATTAACGTAATAGCACAAACGAATGGTCTTAAAGTTCTGCATTTCGGCGTTTCACCAGGTTTATACACTCAATGTCAACATGATGCGGTATTAATGGACAAGCTTAAAAATGTAACGCAACTTCTAAGCAATACTGTGACAGACACGCAAGAGCTGTTGCGAGACGCCAAGGCGTCTTTTTTATTGCCTGAGCACTCCGCCAAACGGTGAGGTGCTATTTTTGTGCAACAAAAAAGCCTTCAGCTCCCCAGAACTGAAGGCTTGCATGGGGGGAAGTGTGATTGCAAGGCGGACCGACCTTGCACGACTAGTATAACAAGTGAGTTTATCAAACCTGTAAAACTCTTGTACCGGATTTGTACAGGCTTAAAAAGGCAATAAAAAAGCCGGCAGTTTGCCGGCCAGTTAATTAGTCTTTCTTATCTGTGCTGAGCTTGTTTTTCACATCATCTACTGTATCTTTAACAGCATCTTTGGCATCATCAAGCTTTTCCTTGGCTTTACCAAGTATGCTTTCTGCTTTACCCTGTGTTTCACGAGCCTTATCACCCGTTACTTTACCTTCAACTTCTTTGGCTTTACCGGAGATCTTGTCCTTGGTGCTGTCGACTTTACCATCTAAACTCATAGATATTACCTCCTTTTGATAACAATTATCATACAAGCTTATCTAAAGTGCAACAAAAAAGCCCTCTGAGCGATTAACTGAGGGCCTAGCTACCGGCGCTTGTTGAGGCGAAACGACAGTGCCGAAAAAGAGTATAACACAGATAGCAATAAATCGGGATTCAAAAAGCCCTCAGAGGTCGAAGCGTCTGAGGGCCGGAGAAATGAAAAAATGAAATCCACTAGTGAGTAGCAGCGATTGACTTGGAGGAGAAAAGCCACTGCTCACGCATATATATTAGCACACTACTTATAGAAGATACTAAAAAAGCCCTCGGTTGGGGGCCGAGAGCTAGAAATTGGGGTAATAATTCCTTGGAGAAGGAAAATTTGGAGTTGATCAACATCGTTACGGTGCTGAACTCGAACATTATAGCGCACGAATATTGAATTACGCAATACTTTACTAACATTTGGAGGCGAGTAGATGCAATGGACAGATGAACAAATCAGTGGCATTAGGAAGCTCGCCTCTGAAGGCTTTACCAGACGAGAGGCGGCAGACAAGCTCGGGATTAGCTATGACGCGCTTCAGGGAAAAGCAAGACGGCTTGGTATCGAGTTCCAAAAGCCGCTGAAGAACGAACATGATTCAGCGAAAACAGATAGAAAGAGCCAACCCGTTGATAGAAAAGTAGCTCTTAATGCCGATGGTAGTCAAACAGTCACGGCCTTAATGAGACTCAAGCATGAGCCAAATAAAGACCCACGAACTTTGATGGAGTTGTGTGGATACAATCCTGATAAGTTCGAGATGGTCTTAGGCGACTACAAAGTGTATGAGCAGCATAGTACTGAAGACGGCACAGTTCCGCAGTACAGCATTCATATTCGCGTAAAGCCGAAACAAGGCTTATCGATAAGTGAAATGGCTGAAGCGTTCAACGACAAAATCATTCCGGTCAATTACGGCATGAAGAAATCGGGCGATCGCAACTTAGTCATCCCATTGCCTGACCTGCATTTTGGCTGGACAACATTCGCCGATCTAAAAGACATGGTGAGCCAACTTAGAGAGATAATCATGGACGGCTACAACGAGATTGTGATCGAGCAATTGGGAGATCTATTCCATAGTGATCAGATTCATGTAACACAAACGGTTAGAGGAACGCAACTAGATCACGCAAACATGCGTCAGGCATTCCATGATGCTGTGAAGTTGTTTGATCAGATTATTCCGCTGGCAATTGAATATAGCAATCGCGTCTCAATCAAGAGCGTGTTCGGTAACCATTCAGGTGATCTCGAATACGCTTTTCTTTATGCGCTGATAGATCGCTATCCACAAGTACACGTTGATCTCAATGATAGTAATCCGGCAACCGACTGGCGCTGTGCATACTTGCTAGGGCATGTTGGCATTATGCTCGCACACGGAGATGTAGCCAAGGACAAGCTGACAGGGCTTTTTCCATTTGAGTACAAAAAGATATTCAATATGGCAAAAACATACGAGCTTCACTCAGGCCACTATCATAGCGAGCGGTTTAAAGATGATCGTGGCATTATGTGGCGCCAGCTTGGAACAGCAAAGCCAAATGATCCCTATGAGATTAAGAATGGCTTCACCACGGGCAAACATCTGCTGTATGCGTTCGTTTATGACGACACGCGATTGAGGTGTACTTATGAACTCAGCTAATGCGATGAAGCGAGTCGGTTACGGATATGTAAGCCACACAGAGCAAGCAATCATTGAGAAACTATCGAGAGAAGAGAAACGCATGCAAGCAATCATCTACACAAAGCCACACTGCCAAAAGTGCCGGCGAACAGTATTCAAGCTGTCACGTGTCATGCCAGTGCAAACCATTACAGCAGACGCGGACGACTACGAACGATTCCGAAGGCTAGGCTATCGATCAATGCCAGTCGTAAAAATCTACAAGGCAGACGGCACACATGATGAATGGTGCGACTTGCAGGTTGACAAGATCAAACAATACACGGAGGGATAGACATGCTTAAAGTAGTGAAACGACCAAAGGAATACATTGCAATCAAGGTGCCAGAAGACTGCGAAGACGTAGGTAAGTTCGTCAGCAACGAGTTTAAAAGGAATAGCATTCCGCTTGAAGTTACGGTTCACTATAAACTCAATACCGGTAAAGTATTGACAAAAGGCGAACAAGTAGTTACCGCAGGCGATGTGATTGTGGTTGATTACGATATGCTGAATGGATATTCGGTACGTGTGATGAGTCGAAAAGACTTTGACGTTGAATTCAAGCCGGCTGACGCGACACTGGAAGCTTCACCAACCTTAACTGCGTATGGTCTATGTGATGGTAAATTGCCTGATTGGTTTACACGATAAGTGATGGGTATGACTAACACATCGTATACAGGAGATGTTCACAGCCACGCTGGACGTGCACACTTCTATCGTTCGCCTGAATGGAAAGCGCTGCGCGAACAGGTTCTTGAACGTGATCACTATGAATGTCAATGGTGCAAAGCGGAGGGACGCGTGACTACTGGCAATGACATGGTACTGGAGATTGACCACATCAAGACGCTAGAGGAACGTCCAGACCTAGCCCTTGATCCAGATAACCTGCGCACACTCTGCCGCGACTGTCACAACAAGCGACACGGACGATTCAATTACAAACGTTTGGGGAGATCCAAAAATCCGTATGCCAACGATGAGAGATGGTAAAATAACAGACCCCCCGGGTAAAAAATTCAATGCCATTTTGAAATTCGGGGACCGGTGGACGGGCTCGACTTCCGCAAAAATGTTTCGTTTTTCTCGCGCGAGGGGGGGTACCTTATACCAAAAATGGGAGGTGATAATCCATGGACAAGCTAGATAAGCTTAAAAACAGGCTCTTGTCTCAGATAGACAAGACTAATCCAATTGAAGCTGAGAAGGTGGACCGATATGTTTCAATGGTTGACATGTTCTACAAGCTTCAAAAAGAAGCTATCAAGCAGCCAATTATTGAAATTGAGAATGGCAGTCAGCATTTCACTAAATCTAATCCTGCTTTGGCTGATATGAACAAGATCAATGCAAGCCTAATTTCACTTGGCAAGGACATGGGATTGTCCGCTCCGCCTGGCATTGATGGAAAGGGTACGGGATATGATCCTGATGATCTGCTTTGATTCATAATAAGTATGTTGATGATTACATCAAGGATTATGAAGAAGGGCACTTGCTGTTTAATAAGGAACGTATTCAGCTTGTTGATTATCTAAAAAAGTCTGTGCTATCTGACAACACGCTGCATTTTGACAACGAACAGATTGAGAACTGCATTAAGTTCAGTGAGAAGTGGTTTTTCAAGCTTCAGCCGTTCCAAAAGTTCTTGATTGCGTTCGTTTTTTTGTATCACGAAGACGGGACCAACTATTATGAAGACTTTTTGTGGATGATGGGCCGTGGCTCTGGTAAGAACGGATTGATTTCGGCGTTAGGGACGTTTTTGATATCAGAATTTAACGGTATACCTTCATACAACGGTTCAATCGTTGCTAACAGCGAAGATCAGGCAAAAATATCGGTTGAAGAAATTCACGACGTAATGGAATCAAATAGGCCAAAGCTTAGACCTGCCTTCTACTGGACAAACGGTCTCATAAAAGCTAAAAAGACCAATTCTACTTTGAGATATCGAACTTCTAACGGTAACACGAAAGACGGTTTACGAGATGGTTTCGTTATCTTCGATGAAATTCATGAATATCAGGATGACAGCAATGTCAAAGTCCACTTATCAGGACTTGGCAAAAAGCAAAATCCTCGCGTCTTTTATATTGGGACTGATGGCTATGTGCGAGATGGTTTCATTGATACTAAGAAAAAGCAAGCAGCCAATGTCTTGAGTGGAAAGGCTGCGCCAGACTTCATATTTCCTTGGATTTGCAAAATCGACGATGTATCTGAAATTGATGATCCCGAAAAGTGGGAAAAAGCCGTTCCAATGATTGTAAAACCGTTGTCGTCGTATGGTAAGACCCTTTATCGGCAAATCAAGAAAGACTACGACGCATTAGTGGAAGCACCAAGCGGACGTGAGGAGTTTCTAACAAAGAGAATGGACTATCCCAGCACGTCAATGAACAGTAGTGTTGCGCCTTGGGAAGAGATTGCAGCAACCAATCAACCGATTCCGCATGATTTGGACGGCAGAGAGGCAATAGGGGCGGTGGATTTTGCCAGTGTACGAGATTTCATTGCCGCTGCAGTAACGATTAGGTACCGAGATAAATTAGTAACCATTGAAAAGCAGTGGGCACGGAAGGGCTTCTGTGATCAATATTACGCATACAGTCGAAAGGACAGAATTGCGACACCAAATCAGCGTCTTAATATTCCACTTCACGACTGGGAAAGAATGGGCCTAATTGAAGTTGTTGACGAGCCACTTATGGATCCTAAACATGCATTAGATTGGATACAAGCAATGGCACATCGATTTGATATAAAAAAGGTAGTTATGGATAACTACCGTGCTCAAATTATGCGAAAAATGTTCGAGGATGCCAATTTTGAGGTTGATATCATTCACAATCCTACTTCTATTGATGGTTTATTGGCATCAATAATTGACGACGGTTTTCCAAGAGGACGTTTCGTCTGGGGAGATAACCCTTTGCTTCGCTGGAACACACAGAACGTGCTGGTAAAGGTAAACAAGGCGAACGGAAACAAATCCTATGAGAAAAAAGAGGAAACTCGTCGTAAGACAGATGGTTTTAAGGCCTTTGAATATACGTTGTACCGAGTAAATGAGCTATCCGATGTGGACGTCAGCAAATCGCTGGCGTTTTTAAATGACCTTGACTTCTGAAAGGAGGTGAAAGCGTGAACTTCAACTTATTTGATCTGTTTACACAACGAAAAGATGCCAGTTTTGCCTATGATCTTGATTTAATTGGCGGACAGCAGACGCAAGTTTACCTGAAACAGTATGCGTTAAATACGTGTGCTTCTTTTTTAGCCAGAACGGTTTCTCAGTCCGAATTCAAAACTAAAAATGATGCACTTTACTACAAGCTAAATGTGCGGCCAAACAACAATCAAACAGCGACGAGCTTTTGGCAGGAACTGATCTTTAAACTCATCACAGATAATGAAGTGCTAGTCGTTCAGGATGATACAGATGATCTACTGATTGCTGACAGCTATGTTCACAATGTTAAGGCAGTATATCCTGATACATTTTCTGGAGTGGTGGTCAATGACTATCAGTTTCAGCGTGTGTTTGGAATGGACGACGTTTGGTTTATCAAATACAACAATGACAGCCTAGCCACATACACAAATCAGCTGCTGTCCGACTACGCTAATTTATTCAGCCGCATGATTAGTTTCGCCATGCGTAACAAGCAGCTAAGAGCAACGGTTGATTTCTCTGGTGTTACAAGTTTTGACAGCCAAGCACCTAAAGATGACGCGAATGGCAATAAGAAAGAGAATCCAGCTCAGAAATTTATTGATAAGCTCTTTAGCGCATTCAGAGACAACGACATTGCAATTGTGCCTTTACAAAAGGGTATTAAGTACGACGAAGTTTCGAGCCAGTATAGTGGCGCAGATCAAGCATTTTCTGACATTACTGCTGCACGTAAAGAGGCAGTTGACAGCGTTGCAGAGATTCTAGGAATTCCACCAGTATTGATTCACGGTGCCCAGGCGGAAGTTGATCAGAATCAACAAGAACTATTAAATTTTTGCATTGCTCCGCTTAATCAAAAAATTGAGGATGAGTTAAATGCCAAGGCTGTAAGCCAGTCTTCATATGATCAAGACAAGGTCACCGTTTGGGGGCTGAATAAGCCTAACGCTCTTAATCTTAGCGATGCAATAGACAAGCTCGTATCAAGCGGCGTATACAATCGTGACACTGTACGAAGTTGGTTTGGCGATGACCCAATTCCAGACGGAAGCGGCCAGAAATACTACATCACAAAGAACTATGAGGAAGCAACGAAGGGAGGTGATAATGATGACGACAGTAATTCCAATTAACACTCAGCTTGTTGATGATGAGACTGCGAGTGTCATGAAGTCGTGGGGGCTAGATTTAGTAGCTCCAAACGCGGTCCGTGAAATGCTTCCGACTGATAATTCAGGCGTTGTAGTCGAAATTGATAGCCCAGGCGGATTGGTTACCGCAGGAAGCTCAATTGCGACGCTTTTGAAAGACTATCCCGGAACTGTAACGGCTAAGATTATCGGCCAGGCAGCATCTGCAGCTACAGTAGTAGCACTGTCAGCTGACAAGATTATGATGGCACCAACGGCTACATTCATGATTCACCGTGTGTCAGTTTCTGGCATTTCTGGGAACTCCGGTGATCTTGACAAGTACAGCGATGTTCTTTCAATGCAAGATAAACAATTTGCTAACTTGTATGCATCAAAAACTGGTAAAACAGCAGATGAGATGCTCAAGCTAATGACAGACGAGACGTATATGTCAGCACAACAGGCCAAAGATATTGGATTTGTTGATGAAATTATGTTTGAGGAACAGCCTACCTTAGTAGCGGGTCCCAAAACGATGCTGACAAAAGAGATCGTTGACGCTCTTAAGGAGTATCGAGAAATCAAAGACAAGCCAAGTAATCCAGTTCTAAATGTCGATACTGATGAACTAGCAGAAAAGCTTGCAAACAAATTAAACCCTCATAAGGAACCTAAGCAAAGCAAGTTTGCGGGGTTCCTTTTTTAATACGAAAGGAGTCATAAAAATATGACTATGAGCTTTAAGAATCTCAACACCTTTGCGGAAAAGCAAAAGGCATTTGCAGACATCGTCAAAGGCGGTGGCGATGCCGAAGCCCAGGGCAAGGCGTTCGGTGAAATGATGGACGCACTGTCCACTGATCTTAACGACTTCCAAGAGAAGCTTAAGAATAAGACCCAAGAGGAAATTGACGGTATTATCGCGGCCAACACTGGCAACACGAAGATGACTCAGAAGGAAGTCAAATTCTTCAATGATATTTCTACAGATACCGGGTTCAAGAACGATCAATTGATTCCAGAAGAAACTGTGGACAAGATTTTCGAAGATCTGACTACCAACCACCCGCTGCTGCAAGCAATTGGTTTGCAGAATAACGGTGTACGGCTGAAAATCTGGAAGTCTGATGCTACGGGTGCCGCTGTATGGGGCAAGATTTTCGGCGATATTCAAGGGCAGCTTGATGCTACGTTCACGTCTGTTGATGCAGAGATGAGTAAACTGACGGCATTCGTAGTGCTGCCTAATGATCTTGATTCATTTGGCCCGGCCTGGGTACGTACCTACGTTACCACTCAAATTGGCGAAGCCTTCGCAGCAGCATCAGAATCAGCATTTGTCGATGGTGATGGTAACAGCAAACCAATTGGGCTTGATCGTGATACGTCAAAGGGCACCGCAGCAAATGGTGTGACAACCTATCCAGTTAAGACCGATGCCGGTACCGTGACTCTCAAGGACGCTGATACAGCTAAGTTTGAATTGATGACCATCATCAAGGCTCTGTCCAAGAAGGCAAACGGCAAGCCTGTAGTTGCACGTGGCAACACCATTTTGGTTGTACAGCCAGGTGCTTCGCTTGACTTTGAACGAGCAATGACGATGCAAAACGTCAACGGCCAATGGGTATATGCACTGCCTTACGGCATTCAGATCGTTGAATCTCAGTATGTTCCAGACGGTAAGGTTGTTGCCTTTGTTAAGGGGCGTTATGACGCATACATGGCAGGCGGGTTGAACATCTCTGACTTTAACCAAACGTTGGCCATTCAGGACGCAATCCTGTTCACTGCTAAGCAGTTCTTCTATGGTGCGCCAGCAGATAGTAATGCCGCACTTGTCTATGCACTGAATATCACTGATCCGAATGCTGCAGCTGGTGGCTCGGGGGAATAGTATCCCCCGTTGAAGCGGGGGTAGACAGCAACTCCACCGTTGCACAGCTTAAGTCATACCTCGATTCAAAGGGAATCAGTTACCCAAGCAATGCATTAAAGGCCGATTTACAGAAACTTGCGGGGGTGACACCAGATGAATGATGATCAGGTTGAATCACTTTTGACAGAATTTAAAGCTCGAATGAGCATTTACCACTCGTCAGAAGATGCTGAGCTAAAAAAAATGCTGCAGGCCTCGTACGATGCAGTTAATCGCATGACTGGAGTGTCTGATATCACCAATAACCAATTCAAAGAGCTTGTCATTGAACGCACCAGGTATGTCTACAATGATCAGGCTGAATTTTTCGAAGATAACTTTCTGTCTACGATTATCGGCTTGAACCTACAAGTATATGGCGAGGAGGACGATGACAATGGTTAGTCGTCCAAGCTTTCAGTATCAGGCTCCAAAAGTTGATAGTGGAAAATTAAGAATCCCGATTCACTTCTATGCTCAAGATGTTGGTGATTCACCGGAACCAACAGACGTTGAGCCTAAAGAAGTGTTTTTTTGTCTTTGCGATGCCTATTCGCCAAGCAATAAAGACAAGGTAGTTCTTGATAGTCACGAGGTTGATCTAGGCGTCACTGTGATTATTCGCGATACCAAGGGTGAATTCATTCCGAACAACAAAATGACAGCGTTTATTGAAGACCCTCGCTATCAGGAAGTTAAGGAATGGCAAATTGAAGAAGTTCGTCATGATTTTGAAACCAATCGGTTCATTACGGTAGTGCTGGGGGCGAAACAATGACAGTAACTTTGGACGTTAAAGGTTTAGAAGACTTAGAAAATAAACTCAGCCAAAAGTTTAGCGATCGCAAGGTTGCTTTGTACGTCAACAACGCCTTAACCATCGCTGGCCGATATGCCGTTGTTGAACTTAAACAGGCTGCAGAAAGCTATCGAGACACTGGAGCAACGGTCAATGAAATTACTGCGGGCAAGCCACGACTTCGTGGTGGGGTGCGCAATATCAAGATTGGATGGTCTGGTGATGGCACGAAGCAACGGTGGCGCTTAGTCCACCTAAACGAATTTGGGTATACCAGAAATGGTCATACGTATGCTCCAAGAGGTATAGGGAAAATTCGGTCATCCTATGATGAAATGCAACCTAAATTGAAAGAATTGGAAGCTGCAGAATTGAGGAAACTGCTATGAAGGACATGCTTAACACGATTTATACAGAGATGCGCGGTGATCCGCTTGTATCTCAATATCCGATTAAGTATTACGACTATCCAGAAGCAGCTCCTAAGGAAACGTTTGTTCTCATCAAACCGTTATCTCCTCCAACAGCTGCTTTTGGTGCCAGTGATAAGGAACTAGCGCAGCAGCTAACCTACCAGATTGATGTGCAATCCGGTGATCGGATGCTGTGTAAGCAGATACAACAAGCAATCAAAAAACACATGTACTCGTTAGGCTTCTCGCAATTATCCGAGGGGCTTGACGAGTTTTTTAGTGACACGAAACGGTATGCCGATGCACGGCGCTATCGAACTGTCACACAACTTTATGACGTTGATTATTAGAAAGGAGTCATCACATGACTTTAGTACATTTTCCACGCATGACCATTCAACCGTTTGACGATGCTGGTGCCCCAAAGGGAGAACCAATCGTTATCCAGGGCGATCCTAATAAAGGCGGTACTATTACTGCAGAAGTTTCCGGCTTGTCAAGCACGGCACTGAAGGTTGCTGCATCAGATATTGAATATTGGATTTCTCAGGAAGGCGTTGGCGAAGTTTCAGTTGACTTTACCTTGATCGACATTCCTGCAGATTCAGAAGCAATTCTTCTTGGGCAAAAAACTGTTGAGTCTGGCATCACATATGTGGGCAATGATACTAACCCACCATATTGTGGAGTTCTGCTAGAAGCCGAAAATCTTCAAGGGGACAGTGCTTATTTAGGCTTCTTCCGCGGCAAGTTTGCCAAGGACAAAGAGACCTTGAATACACAAGACCCAGCCGACAAGAAGGCACCAGAAGGCGATAGCTATACGTTTACTGCGGCCGGTTCACCTGATGATGGTGATCAAAAAGGCGAGTACGTTGCTAAATATGTCGGGTCTGATGCAACAGCCATTAGCACAGTGAAAGAGCAGGTTTTAAAGGCAACCCCAAAACCGTAACGGTGTCTGGGGTATCTCTGACACCGGCAACAGCTAGTGTGAAAGTTGGAGCAACCACCGCATTGACGGCTACCGTTAGCCCAACGGATGCAACTGACAAGTCTGTTAGTTATGCATCCAGCAGCACAGCGGTCGCTACTGTCAATGCTAGTGGCGTTGTAACTGGTATTTCGGCTGGCTCTGCTACCGTCACTGTGACGACACACGATGGAAGCAAAACAGCAAGCACAGCGGTAACTGTAACTGCTGCTTAAAAATACAATTGTCGCCTCAGAAATAAACAATGCTGATTGAATTCAGGGCGGCATCTAACATAAGGAGACTTATCATGCTAAAACTTGATTTACGTAATAAAGATGGCAAGGTTGAGCACTTTCAAGAAACATTCGTGCCCGCTTTAAAATTGATCGAAGGCTTAAAGCTAACTCCCGAGAACTTTCCTGATCTAGATGAATCAGATTGGATGGAGAAAAACGCAGAATTTATGGCTTCTTGTTTTGAAGACAAAAGCGTAACTAAGGAACGCATTTTAGACGGTGTTGCCGCTTGGGACTTCAACAAAGTATTTAACGCCTTCAATCAGCAGCTTTTCGGAATTGACCCAAAAAAAGTGGAAGCGAGCGAATCAGCAGAAAAGAAGCATTAAATCAAATCTACAAAATGATTCGTTCGGTCGTTACAAACGTTCCGGGGTTCACGATCAATGACATTATGAAAACTGATTGGGAGACGCTACAAGAGGTACTGCTACAAAGTGAACCCGAGAAAGAAAAGGCAGTCTCACTTGCCGACTTTATCAAATCAATGTAGGAAGGAGGAAACAAATTGGCAGAACCATTAGGTCAAATGATGATCGAGCTTGGGCTTGATGATACCAAGTTTGGTAACGGTCTGAAGAACGCCAAGTCACAGTTGAAGTACTTCGGGTCTGAGATGAAAGCTCAGGCCTCTTTTTATGACGCTTTTGGAAGTAAAGTAGACGGCTTAAGCGCCAAAGAACAGGGTTTGACCAAGATGATTGCTGCGCAGTCAAAGGTCGTGGCCGAATCGAAGAAGGCATATGATGGATCGCTGACATCAAGCGGTGAAATGACAAAAAGCTCAGCTAGACTAGCGGCTAATTTTGAAGCTGAGCAAGCAAAACTCGCATCACTGGCTAAAGAGTACATCAATACCGCCAAAGCGGAAGCAGAAATGAGCGTTAAAACAACCGGTGTCACTGGTGCGATTAACAAACTTGGTACTGCCCAGATAGCTATTGGCAATCGTATGAAGTCACTGGGTGATAGCATGACTACCGGCATCACCGTGCCTATAGCTACAGCTTTTGTTGCTGCTACTGCCAAAGCAATCAAATTTCAAAATCAGCTTCTAGTAATTAAGAACTTGCTCACATCTGGCGGTGAGTCAGCTAAAGAGGCTATTTCTGGTGTCAACAAGATGCAATCAGATGCCATTCAGTATTCCAATCATTACGGCGTATCTGTAGAAAAGATTTCAGCAGGTTATGAAGATCTTGTCCGGCGTGGTTATACGTCGAAACAGGCCATTGCTGCTATGAAAACAGAGCTTCAAGGCGCCTTAGCATCAGGCGATGATTTCAATGATGTTGTTTCTGTAGCCTCATCCACACTAGAATCATTTGGCATGAGGTCAAACGATACTGCAACAATGACACGCAACACTAAAACTGCCGTCAATGAACTTGCTTATGCTGCCGATCTAACAGCAACAAACTTCCAAGATTTGGGTGTTGGAATGTCTTACGTTGGCGCAACGGCTCATCAAGCGAAGTTTAGCTTGTCTGAAACGGCTGCCGCACTTGGTGTTCTTTCTAACAACCATATCGAAGCTGAAAAAGCCGGCACTGGCCTGCGAAAAGTTATTGTCAGTTTGAATACTGCAGTTAAAAATATTGGTACCAAAAACGATGTTCTAGCGAGCCTTGGAATCAAGAAAGACGAAATTGTTGATTCTAATGGTAGTCTCAAAAGTTTAAGCACTATTATGGAAGTTCTTAATGATCACACTAAGACTATGAGCACGACCAAAAAGGCTGCTGTTTTCAACAGCTTGTTTGGTACTACTGGACAACAAGCTGGTATTGTTTTGGCTGAAAACAGCAAACAGTTGGCCGAATTAAATGATCAGGTTGATAAGGCTGAGAAAAAGAACTATGTGGGTAGCCTATCGGAAAAAAACCTTAAATCTGCTCAAAATCAATTAAAAGTTCTACAGCAAAACGTTGAAAACTTAGGAATGACACTTGCGCAAAAAGTTCTGCCTAGTGTGCAGCCTATTATCAAGGACTTGACTGATGCTGTTAATTGGTTTGGTAAGCTGAATCCACAGGTGCAGCAAAACATTGTTAAGTGGGGGTTGTTGGCTGCGGCCATGGGCCCAGTGCTTAGCATTGGTGGAAGACTAACTACAGGGCTTGGAAAAATGGGCACTGGATTAGTTGGAATCATTTCGAAATTTGCTGGTTTTTCAAAAGGCGTAAAGGCGACTCAAGACTTGTCACTTATGTTTCAGCTTGCTGGCAAGCGTTCAATCACTTTTGCTGACGTTTTGAAATCTACAGGTGGGACAGCAACCGATGCAGCTAAAAGATTTGCACTAATAAGCGCAGGAGCTGCTAAAGCTGGTGGAGAAGCATCGAAATCAGCACCGATGTTTGGAGGCCTTGCAGGAAAATTTGTAACAGCCGCTGGAGAAGCAGGCAGTTTACACTTAGCGCTTACTCCGCTTGGCATTGGACTCGCAGCTGTAGCCGGTGCGGCAGCAATTGGTGTCGTTGCTTGGGAAGGCTTCGGCAAACAGATGGTTGAGTCTTCCAACCGTGCTTCAAAGTGGGGATCTGACATCGGCAAAACGGCCGATACTGCGGCAACTGAAATGTCGCAATATCAAAGCAAAGTTGATGTTGCCATGTCTGGGGCATCCGGTTCCGTCTCTAGCAATGCAAAAACTATTAACTCAGCATTCAGCGGTATGATTACATCTGCTCAAAAGGCAAGCAAGGCTCAGAAAAAGGCTGCTGATGATGTTGCCAAGGCTATTGGTGGCGAAGCCGCTGCTGCTCTTGAAGAAGAGGCTGGCAAAGAAGAGTCCGCTCGCAACAAAGAGATTGCGAAGATGAAGTCATATGCTAAAGAAGCACAGGACATCACGAAGAATTCCATCAACAGCAATATCGCTCTTAATGCAGAACAACGCGTTAAGGTTGGAAATATTCAGGATGAAATGGCCGAAGCTCAGATTAAGACACTTGGATTAACAGCAAAACAGCAACGCCAAGTGCTTGCTGCCGAGCTAGTCGAAACCAGCAAGATGTCCGTAAAGCAATTGTCATCAATGGCAAAGTCCATTGGCGATGCTTCGTACCAAGAGATGTCGAGCTATGAGCAAAGGCTTAAAGCAATCAATGGTAATGCACAGCTCTCTACAACTGAACGGAACGTGGCTATTGAAGCCCTTGAACGGGAACACATTGCAACGATGGATAAGCTCGGCGGAGACTACATCAAAGTTGCTCAAGCACAAGGGAAAACACATTCTGAAATCATATCTGAGCTGACACAGGAATATGGATTTACTGCTACGCAAGCAGCCGAAGCTTGGGATACGTACAACAGTAGAACTAAAGCCGCTGCAGATCAAACCAAAAAAGCCGTCAGCGTCTCATTAGATGGCTTATCTGGCGATGTCAAAAAAGCAGCCGAAAGTTGGAACAACCTTAAGCTGACTGACAAGGATGGTAAAGTCAAAACTAATGCCGTCGAAGAAGTTCAGAAGGCTGTAAAAAGTGGCAAAGATTGGAATGCTATTCAGCTTTTGCTACAAGAAGGCAAAATGACAACAAACGCTCAAGACATGGTTGCAAAAACCTTAGCTGCTAACAAGCAGTGGGACGACCTGAAGTGGATTGAGAGTGATCTACATTTGTCTTCAAATGCTAAAGAGCAAGTAGCAAGCGCCATGATTGCTAACAATCAGTGGAACGTATCTGACTGGAAGGAAGCTCAGATATGGGCAGTTAACAAAACCAATAGCGCAACAATTGAAGCTCTTGCAAACGTAGGCAAATGGGATAGCTTGACGCCTAAACAGCAGCAATTAATTGCGCAAGCTAAGACGGGGGCTGCGCTACAGCAGACTCTTAAAGATTTAGGCGTTTGGAATAATGTATCGTCTAAAGTACGGCAAGCAATTTTGAAAGCTATTGACGAGTCAACTATCCCTGCAGCACAGGCTAAGCGAGCTGTTGATTCATTTGTTGAGCGAACCAAAACATCCGTTTTGAAAACTATTTATGTTGAAGAACATGTCACACAGGGGTCAGCTGGTGGCGGTTCAGCAAACATAGCAACACGAGCTAAAGGTGATTCTAATTTTGCTGGCGGACTAGCGATGGTTAACGATCAAGAAGGACCAACGTTCCGTGAAGCTATTTTTCATCCTAATGGTGGAATTGAGATTCCGTTTGGCCGTAATGTGATTAAGCCAATTGAGAAGCATGCTCAAATTGTCCCTGCCGGAATGACGGCTAGAATGTTTCCAAAGTTGCCTCAATACGCCAATGGTAAAGATATTCCAGCAAACGCAACAGCACTTAGCCTAGCAAACCAAGTGACCCAATCGTTGGTTGGCCAACAACCAGCTAGCATCAGCAATCCTTTAGATACAAAAAATCTTGAAAAGTTGCTTATGTCGATTCAGTCTATGATGTCGGCGCTAATGCAACGCGATACAACGATTGATATGGATGGACGTGCAGTTGCACAAGTTCAGTATCCTTATCTGTCAAAAATTACGAGTGTTCAGAACATGCTATCGAATAGAAGAAAGGGGTATACGAATTGAAAAAAGAAATTTCAGTTAAGTATGGAGATCTTGATTTATCACCGTACTTTATTGTTTCTAACGTGACGATGCCCTTTTTATATAAAGACAATCAGTATACTCAAATAGGCCGATCAGATGGTGAAAGTCTGGTTTATTCTCGTAATGCTAAAACAAAAATCACTATCCAAGGAACCATCTTAACTCAGGAAACGAACCTTACCGTGGCTGAAACTAAAGATGAATTAATTAATGCTTTGAAATCAGACACTATTCAGCAGCTAACGTTGTCAAACTATCCGGGAAGATATTTCAACGCTATTTTCGATGGAACTCAGGACTTTGACGGTACTTTTGACTACATTGCCACGGTAGAACTAGTATTCACTGTCCCCGATGGCGTCGCCCACTCGGTAGCCACGCAGACGGCTGACAATATGCCATACAAGGACGTGCCAGTGAACCTGCTTACGGGGACAACAGTAGTTAACAACGGTATTATTAAAGCTGGCAGCCAAGGAATTAGCGGTTCTTCTCGTGACGCAGTCAGTATCGTTGGCGGAGAAACATACACCTACAGTATTTCGATGATTACTATGGGACATATGGGACACTCTTCGATAGCTTGGCTCGACGCTAATAAAAATGTAATATCTACTCAAGCAGGCAATAATAATCCGTGGACAGCTAATGGAGGACGTTTTTCAAATACCTTCACGGCTCCAAGCAATGCGTTTTATGCTAATTTGACACCATGGTATTTTAGCCAAGTCTATACTTCAGACACGAATATATCCTGGAATCAGGAAAAGCTTGAAGTAGGCACTTCAGCTTCTCCTTGGTCGCCTAACCCAGCTGATCCTGAATACTATTCCGACACCATCACGGTTCATAATGGTGGCACTTACCCTGTCGAGCCAGTTATTACGGCAACTATGCATGCTGATAACGGGTTAATTGCCTTCATTAATAGCCAAGGTGGTGTTCTTCAGTTTGGCAATCCAGAAGAAGCCGATGGTGTTGAACGGCAACGCTCAGAAGTTGCTCGATATGAAGGCTTTGATAAGGAACCGGTTGGTGCGGCTTATAACACTGGCCAAACTAATAGCCATTACTACTATATCGCGGCACAAAAGAATGTCATGGAAGGTTCAGTCAAATATGCCGATGACGATGGTTCCGCAGTTGAACCAGTCTTCTTGTCAACCAATTCATACTATTGGGAAGGCCCTTCCCTGCATCTTAAGACAACAAATGCATCTAATGGCAGCAATACAGGGAGCTTCATAGCAAAATGGCGCTACAAGTTTAATTCCAACGTAAGCGCCTTAGGTGCCATTGAGATGACGCTCGATAATGATACGGGCGTGGCCTATGAGGTAATTATCAGAGCGAACTATGCCGGAAAAGATGATGTCGATGTTCAAGTGTTTGTGGGATCGACATTAGTTTTCCAACAGACTCTTAACCGCAGTGTTTTCAGCAACGGACGCTATTATGAGGCTAAGTTGACTAAGCTTGGTAATACGCTCAATCTGCAGCTTGCTGGTATTGTTCAAGGCGGTATTACACCATCTGAAGTGGTTACCAGAAATCCACCGCTGATAATGCCGCCAATCATGTTGACATCAGATGAAGCGTCGCTTCCAATCACGGGAGCGACGCTTTGGTTTCAGCGATTTGAAAACTACCCTTATCCTGATATGGGCGTTTATGACATGGATATTGAATGGCTTAACGTTGATTATTGGGCTGATCTTAGTAATCGCTTTAGCGCTGGAGACGTTGCAACGATTGATGTTGCTAACCGTCAAATACTGGTTAATGGTGTGATTAATGCCGACCTTCAACTCATCGATAATGACTGGAAAAAATTCAAGCTACTTCCGGGTGACACTCAAATTTTGGTTCAACGTTCTTCTTGGGCACAACCATACGAGGTAGA